CCGCGATAACCCATTGTGAACAAGTGCACGATGGCAATTTTTTCTAATTCTGATACAACTGATCTCTGTAGCCTTTGTATTGTCCTAGCAAAACGAATATCTTTCTGAGCCAACGTTGCTTTGTCTTCTGCTGCGTCTTCGCCATGTGATAAATAGGACATCGGCACTTTCAGTGCACTGAATAGCTTATCTCTTAAGTATTTTATATCATCGATATCGCCAGTATATGAACCGCCGCCTAGGCTCTCTATTTTTGTATTTGATTGCCCGCCGCGGACGGGGATATAATAATCTTCCTCGATACTTAATGGGTTATATCTTAAGTCGACGCGGCCGGAGTTAACATCTACAATTTGATTTCTCTTCATTTGTGTCATGACGCGCTGCATATATTGCTCAACATCTTGTGGTGGAATATTGCCTACATCAATATAAAATACTCGACGCTCAGGAGATCGTACGATTCTGTAAGCCATAACAGCATCTTCTAACAAAGTCAATTGTCTCCAAATTCTTCTAGCTGGTTCTAATATTGATGTGCCATATGGCGCAAATTTATCATTGCCAAGAATTCTAAAATGACCAATTTGCCAATTTTCCAAAGTTAATCCAGCAGTGTTCCATTGATACTGAATATAATTTGGATTAGTTTTGTCCTCTCCTTCTAATCTTTCCACCTCATTAATCGGCAACCCGATGACATTTTTGATACCCTCATCTTCTTCAATATCCAAATAAAGAAAAAAGTCTCCATATTTACACATAGAGCGCGCCCAACCATATAAATTAAATTCAATATTTAATATATTATATAATAAAGTTTCTATAACTGTTTTTATTTCTTGATTGCTGCAAGTAATATTAACAATTGGTCTATAAACTGAAGATGTAGTCATTTCATCTGCGTAAATATCCATAGCGGAAGCTATTTCTGGAGTATATTCCATTTGATCAAAATCAACATATCGATCTGTTCTACTTTGGTTGGAATAAAAGTCAGCTTGTAGAGAGTTATAGACGTCATATGACGAAAGCTTAAACTCTTGCCCGCTAGCAGAATTAAACCTTGATCTATACTTGTCTAAGTGCCTTCTTTTTAATTTTTTTGTATCTTGCCTTCTATATTTAACTAAAGGCCCAGATAATAGTTTAGTTAATTGTCTGAATAAAGGATTAATTGGATTTCTGGGATTATTTTTTTTGCCTTTTCTATATGGTTGAGCCATTTTTTACCCCTTTAGTAACCAAGAGAATTCTTCATATTCGCTTCTTTTAGATTCAAGTTCATAGTCTTTCCTAATTTTTTCATGTCCTAGCATGCCGGGTATCGACGTATTTAGCGCCTTACTCGTTGATGTCAAAGAGGATAAAAATGCTTTTTGATATTCAATATCTTTTTGATTAACGCTATAAGCGGTATCCCTAACCCAACATCCAATAGCGCATGCCATTATTAAATCATCGTTATATTTTTTCATTGCCTGTGGTTTGCCGTTGTGCCACACAAAAGTTTTCATTTCATTATACAACCTTTTAGATTTTATATTAATTAGTTTATTTCTAACAAACTCTTCTAATTTAGCCACGATCAAAGGTCTAGTTTTCATAGTGGTGGAAAACCCGGGTACCACAGCGGACATACCTTCCGCCACTAAAGGATCAATATACTCATGTGTAGATTTTTTTGAATAATATACATTTGGATATCCCACTTCTTCTAATTTACTAACTACAGCCCAGCCGACACTATTGTTTTCAACAACAATCATACAATTATCAAATTCTTTTCCAATTGATAACAGCATATCTGTAAAAATATCAGGCGTTGGTTTCCCTTTATATTCTGCAACGATTTCATTTGTTTCAATTTTAAAAATTAAAAATGTAGAGTAATCCTGGCCATCGCCTCTGGCAACATCACTAGAAAGCATGTAAGTGTGTTCAGGGTTATATTCTTCCCATATCCACAAATTTCTATCGAACCCTGTTTTATATTTAGGATCGCATAAATTTTGTGAAATAATTTCCAAATCTTCTGGGTGAAACACCGTCTCACCAGACATATTGAAGTTACACTCAAGTTCCTGGGCTATCTGTCTTCTAGACATGTTCTTAGTTTCTTTTTCAAACCATTTTTTATTACGATCGGGGTGTACATCCCAGTACAGGGTCGTCAAATAAAAATCATTTTTCTCCATTTGCGCGTTAATACAAGTCTGATGAAACCAATTTCCAACACCATTGGGCGTTGAAAGGGCGATACATCGGCCGCCTGTTGAAAGTGTCGGATATAACCCGGTCCATAATTCATCTAAACCGTCGACATGTGCGGCCTCATCAACGACCAACAATGAAAGTGCTTCGGACCGACCAGCGTCATGACTAGTGGAAGAAGCTTTTATTTGTGATCCGTTTGACAACTCAAAAGAAGTTCTGTTATCAATAGATATTTCAGATATTCTCATCCAATCTGGTAAATTTTTATGTATTGATTTAACCTTCTTCACAAGATTGGCTGCAGTACCAAATTTAGTTGCGATTACCAGGACATTTTTGTCACGGTGAAAAAGCATCAACCAAGCAATATAAGCTGCCGATATAGTAGAAATACCCAGTTGTCGTGCTTTTAAAACAACATTAAAACGATGATCATTAAAATCTTGCAAAAGTTGTGTTTGAAAATCGTAGGTTTTAAAAGGAATAAGGCCGTGCATCGGATGGGAAATTTTTGCATAGTTGTTAATGAAATATACGGGGTCCTTACCAGATTTTAAAACTTCTCGTACGACATCTTCTTTAGACAGCTGATAAGACATTTAAGCTTTTTTGCTTTTATGATGCTTATTCGGGGCCTTGCTTCCCCAGCCACCACTAGAAAGAAAACTTTTAAAATTTTTCTCTAGTTCTTCGCGACTAGGGTCTTTAATGTTTTCTACGCCACTCATGTTCCCGATATCGTATAGGCATCTAGCCGTAGCCCAACAACGTACTCGGCTTGATGATTCCACCCTTATATCTATGTCGCCCTTCTTCTTCAATGTTAACGTTTTACTAGTATTTGCCTTAAAGCGTTTCTTTAATTCACTAATAATCTTCGCGCACATTCTACCCGTTTCGGCTTCAAAATCTTGACTGTAAATCTCTTTTAATTTGATATCAGTATGATAAGATAGAATTAAAGTTTTTCCAGAAATGCCGATATTAAACCCATCCATGGTTCTAGAATCATATACTGGGTGTCCTTGGTGACGCTTCATACCAAAATCTACAGGATCTCCGTCCTTAGTTACTGCGCCGTCGTATCCAATATCTGCTGCAGCCTGTGCTATTCCTTCTAAAATTTCAAGTACTTTTTTTGACATTATCTAGTCTCCATTTTTGTGCGCACTATCTTGATCTTTGCGATGCCTTTCAATATTTTTAATATAGCAGGCCTCACAACACTCAAATTTGGTAATGTATATATCATCGTTAATAGTTTTTAGCCTCTTCACACAGACAGGACAGTTTAATTTCCTCTCTTTACTAAGTAGTTTTCGAGTTATTAAAATACCGTTAACATTTTTTGGTTCAGAAGCCGACTCATGTTTTCTTTGTTTTTCAACAAAATCTTTAAGTTGCTCTAAATATAGTTTTTCTTTTTCTTGATTCCAAAAGCTAGCAGGATTTTGTATTGCCTCTTCACCATATTTTTTTTTAATGGCTTTCTCTAATTTAACAACATAGTTTAAATCTTCCTCTTTCTTCATTTCACCACTTCAACACTAGCATAAAACACGGCCACGGATAAAAAAATACCCATAGCAACGCCGCCCATTATCCACCACTCAGTATAATTATTTCCCATTTCTTCTTTTAAAAGTAGATTCAAATCGTTAATCTGTTGGTCTCTTAAGAGAGTGATTTCTTTGTGAATCTTACTCAAAGAATCATATTCTACTTTAAGAAGATCAAAAGCCAGTCTTTTGTTAGACAATTCTTGTTGAAACTCTTTTCTTAATTGAAGTTCAATTTCGAATTTTAAATATTTTTGATCAACAACCACTTTTGACGCAGCAATTGGGTCTAACAAAACTCCAGCATATGGTGCTTTTTCGTTTAAAGAGAGAGAAGTAACCTTGCCCTCAAGTTCTACTGCGTTCACTTCAATAGGCGCGAGGATGATTAAGGACGATATAAGACATGCTAATGCTTTTTTAAACATAACTCACCCGCTCTTTTTTAAAAACTTAGCACTAAGAACTTTAGCTATTTCTTTTGCTAGCTTATCTGGACTATTTTTATTTTCTTCGATGATTTTAACAAGCTCTTTTTGTTTTTCTTCTTTAAGGTCTTCTAACTTAATATCGTGCTCTTTTTCTATTTTTTCTAATTCTTCTATATGTTCCGTGAAGATCTCAGTTTTTTTATTATCGGCCTCTTCAGTTGTTTCTTT